ATTGGACAAACCTTTGCTACAACCCAGGCTTTGAAAATGGCATGACAAGTTGGACCAGTCAACAGCCTGCACAATCAACCATTTCAACGGCGCAGTTTCGCAGCGGGGTGCAATCGCTCAAGCTGGCCAATAATGGCGGAACTTATCAGGTTTCCAACTCCAATATGGTTCCTTGCGCCGCTGGTCAGGTGTTCTTGATCCAAGCATGGGCTATGGCCTCTGGCACGGTCACGAGTGGGACCTTTGGGATTCGCTTTATTTTCTACGGTTCAAACGGCTCCATCCTCTCAGGCGGAGTGAGCGATGCCACCTTCACCCCGACGACGTCATGGGCAGAATACACCAGCACTGTGACTGCGCCATCCGGCTCTGTTTCGGTCCAGTGTGCTGTTATCGATTGGGCGCTAGTGGGGGGGGATGTCTACGTCGATGATTGCTACTTTCGTCGCTGTAATGATTCCTCTCTGATTGTCGATGGTTCCATCACCGCAACCAAGATTGCAACCGGGGCCATCACCGCTGACATGATTACCACGGGCACGCTCAACGCGGCCAACGTGGCAGTAACCAACCTTAACGCAAGCAACATCACAACCGGAACTCTCAGCGCATCCAAGGTGCTCTTTGCCGATGGAACGGCACTGACCACGGCCTCGCGGATAATAATCTATAGCGCCGGACAAACCTCTTCAGTGACAAACCCGGTAAATTCGGTAGTTGCCGTGCCGGGCCTTTCTGTGAGTGTCACTGCGGCCTCGGGTAGTGACGTTTTTAACATCATAGGCCACTCAACGGGGAAGCAAACTGCGGGCACGGCGCAAGATTTGCTTGACGTATACGCCTACGTTGACAATTTAACCGGCATCCAAACGTTTGGCGTCATAAGTTACGGAGCCCTTAATGTTGTGGCTTCAAATCTATTTTTCCTCACACTGACGGGTCTATCGGCGGGCACGCACACGATCATGATCTATCTGCGGCCGAATAACTCGACAGACACCTTTACGTGGACTGCAAGTGCCATTCAATGCCAGCGCATTTTCTAGCGTGGCACTCACTTGTAGATCACGCCGGGCGCTGGGGCCTGGCAGCCGGTGGACAGATACACGTCCGGGGCCTTGCAGACCGGCAAGAACAGGTTGTGAATCGCAAAGGGAGCCGTGATTGATATGTCCGCTACCGTCATCGCATGAGCCAACCTGCGGTGATGGTGAGCGGACAGCCTCCGCGCTACCCAATATTGCGCGTAGACCATCCCGCCCGAATAGAGGGCCATCACCGGCGGATGGTTGGCAATCCATCCCGGTAGCGTGCTCTCTTTGTTTCCCGCCGATTCCGCCCAATGCGTTGAGTACACGTCAAGGCCCCTTACGGCCGCATCGGTGGCCAGGAGTGCCCATTCCGTGCGATCAAGGCGCGGCGTAGGGGCGTCCGCTAAAGACTGCGCGTAGCCAACATTGGCGAAAACCAAGATAAAAGCAAAGAGGAAACCTTTCATCGTTCACCTCAAAGGTCGGAGCATAACTCGTTATCGGCAACGCGCAAGTGATTGCCAACCCTGCCTCCAAAATGGCCCGCTTTCCGTGATCCGCGCCACACTCACGGTAGATGGGGTGAACGATGCAACTGAGCGCGGCCGGGCTTGCACTGTTGAAACAATCCGAGGGCTTTCGTGGCAGCGCGTATTTGGACGTTGCCGGCATTCCGACCATCGGCTACGGGCACAAGCTCTTGCCGGGAGAAAGCTATCCCAACGGAATCACTGAGGCGCAAGCCACGTTGATTCTGAGCCGCGACGTGGCACTCTCCGAGGGCGCTGTAAGCCGCCTGGCGCGGGTCCCGCTCACGCAAGGCCAGTTTGATGCGTTGGTGGATTTCGCATTCAACCTAGGGCAGGGCCGCCTGGCAAGCTCCACGCTACTCAAGGACTTGAACGCGGGGCAATCGGATGCGGCTGCCCTCCAGCTATTGCAGTGGGATCACGCCGGCGCAAAAGAGTTGACCGCGCTCAAAACCCGACGCGCAGCGGAGTACGAACTTTGGACCGGGCACACTGTGCCATCCACCGTGAAACAGTAACCGCGCCGCAAGCGCCACAACGAAAGGAAACCTATGAATAATCTGATGGCCGCTCTGTTTGAACGCATGGCGGCGGTGTGGATTGAACGTATCGCGGGCAGCAAGCTTACCACGATTGCCGGCATTCTTGGCATTGCCGCAACCTTTGTGAGTCAGTTGACCACGTATATCCCGGCGCATTACAGCCCCTACGTGGCAATGACGGGTGTGGTGGTTGCCGGCGTTGCTGCGATCTTGGCCAAAGACGCGGATGCGCCGCATGGTATCGCGGTCGTACTGCCCAAGGGCGGGTTCAGCAACTCCACCGCCAAGCTGGGCGCGCTGATGCTTTGCGCAATCCTGGTAACGGGTACCCTGCCGATGGCCGGTTGCAATGGCGCAACCGTGGCACAGAATATCGTGAACTGGACTCCGGCGCTTCAATCGGGCGTTGCCGTGGTGGACTCGACGGCCAGCGTGCTTGACCCGGCCGCCGCGCCCATCTTTGCGGCTGCCACGGTGGGCTTTGACGCTGCAAGCAACGTACTCGTGGCCCAGGCAAAGGCGTATCTTGCCAACCCCAATGCAACTGTTCTTGCTCAACTCCAGACCGCCGTGGTCACCTTCCAGCAACAGGTGAATACCGCACTGCTTTCTGTGGCCAGGATCACCAACCCCTCTAGCCAGCAGAAAGCGCAGACAGACATCAACGCGGTAGCTACCGTGGTCAACACCATTCTGGCGCTTGTGCAGGGCATCTCTAGCAAGGCGGCCGTGGCGCAGATGGCCGCACAGAGCACCGTCAAGCTGGCCGCTGTGATGCCTTATCTGAATCAGGATCAAGCCGCGCAGATCGTCGCCGTTCATTACGGAGACACCACGGCGGAAAGCGCAGAGCAGACCCGTCAGGCACTGGCAAACCTGCAAGGCGCTGGCTTCTAACTCAACTCATCACAACCCAAAGGCTCCGCTAACTCGCGGGGCCTTTGCATTTGTAGGCATAGTGAACTTAGGGAGACGCCCGTGTCGCAAACTGAGTCAACAGCAATCCACGAACTAACCGAGGAAGTGCGGGGCCTCCGCACTGATCTGCGCGTGTTTTATACCAAGCTCTTTGGAGACGAAACCGGAGAGAACGCGCAAGGCCGCATTCCACGCATCGAAGCCACTCAGGCAAACCATGAGCGCCGTATCGTTCGCAGTGAGCGTTTCACGTGGATCGGCGCGGGCGCGGTGATGATCCTCGCATTCGCGGGCAAAGCAGTTGATTTCATCTATCACATCGTTGGAATCGTGAGGCACTGATGGCCACCGTACCTGTAAGCACTCAGCGCAAGATTGTAGAGCTGGCCGGCAAGGGACTTTCAAACCGAGCCATTGGCACGAAGCTGAATCTGCACAATACCACCGTCATGCGCTATCGACAGAGCGGCGTGCATGAGCCAGTGACCGCTCCGGTCGATGTGGACGCGGAGATTCGCAAGCAACTCCGCCGCGCCCCGGTTACCGTGGCCGATCTTGCCGGCATGATGGGAATCACCGCCGGCACAGTTAAGCGGACCATCGGCCAGATGAAAGAGCGCGGTGTGTTGATTGCAGAGCATCCGGGCGGCATCTTCGAGATGGCCTCCACGGTGAACCTCGCGCCGGGCCGCTTTGAACTCAAGTCCAAGCCAGGCGAAGAGCAAGTCTACGGCGTTACCTCTGACAACCATCTGTGCAGCAAGTACGCACGCCTGGACGTGCTCAATGCGGCTTACGATCACTTCGAGCGCCGTGGTATCGAGCACGTCTTCAACGCCGGCAACTGGATCGACGGTGAGGCCCGGTTTAACAAGACTGAGTTGTTGACCGCGCCCGGCATGGACAATCAGCTTGACTACCTGATTGATAAGTTCCCGGTGCGCAAGGGTATCACCACGCATTTCATTGCCGGTGACGATCACGAGGGATGGTATGCCCAGCGCGAGGGCATTGAGATTGGCCGCTACCTTGAGAACCGCGCCAAGGATGCCGGCCGCGCCGATCTGCACTACCTGGGATACGCGGAGTCCGACGTTTCTCTGCGGTGTGGCTCCGGGGCCGCTGTGGCCCGCGTGGTGCATCCCGGGGGCGGTTCGGCCTATGCC